TTTTTTTTTTCTGAGGATCGGGCGTGTAAAAAATATTTCTGGGGCATGATTCCTTCAACCGATTTACCCTTTCAGGGTGTCGTAGCATCCGCAACGCCCTTTTATGCCGCAAATATATCGCCCCATATGTAAGGGAAAAGTATTGGGCAATTTCTTTAAGACTCATTCGCTCAAAATAATGCATCCGAAGAACTAGTTTTTCTTTGGTGGGTAGAGTTTTTATCATCTCATGTATAAGACCTGCTGTTTCTAGGCGTTCTGCAAACTCTATTTGAGTGGGTGGTGTGTCTGATATTGCGTTCTCTGTTTTCATTGATTCTGTAGTGTTTTGAGGTTGTCGAGGCGGCGTTGCATCGAAGACATTACTGCCTCCTCTACGCTGCCACTTGCGACAAGAATCTTCTGAAGTGCGTCTGACTTCATGCCATTGCGATGAATACGTCCTAGAACTTGGACATGATCCTTGGCGGAAAACTGGGGACTTATAAGACTAACACGTGGTCGGTCGCCGTTTACGTCATGGAGTGAGATGCCTGTTCCACCTGCTGCCGTATTGACAACAACGCATGTGGTCTTGTCATCTCGAAAGTCATCGATGACCTGCTGACGATCTTTTTTCTGTCCGCCTTCAATGCGGTCGCAGCACAGCTTCTCGCAGAGAGCCTCTACTGTTTCCTTAAAGCTAACAAAGATCACAACTGACAGACCCTCAAGCATGAGGTCTTCTGCCATCTCCACTAGGTCTGGGACTTTCAATGACTCAGCTAACTGGCGTGCACGTATGATGTTGACGATCACGTGCTCACTGTCCTCGACGGTGCCATGCTCGATATACTGCTCCAGTATCTCAGGGGTGAGACCAAGGTCTTTGTAAGCCTTCTTGATCTTGGCGAGATTCTTAAATTGGATCGGCTCAACGAAGATACGGTTCTCTTTAAACGCTTCTGGGAGATCATCCACGGACAGTCGGTCAGTGCTGATGCCATACATGGCCGTCCTGAGCTCTTTAAGTTTGCTCTTCTTGACCAGTCTCCACTGATTCCAGAAATCTTGCTCGCACCCGAAGTGCTTCATCCAGCCGAACCATGACCTGAGTGGTGCTTGTGATTTGTTTAGGTTGTGTAGGTTTAGCATATAACCAATGGCTCTCATCTCGGTAGGGTCTTCAGCTGCTGTAGCTGACATCCCGTGGATCTGGTATCCTTGGTTAACTAGTGATAGTATCATTTGAGCGTTCTGGGTGTAAGGCCCCTTGCACTTATGGATCTCATCAACCAGCACTAGTGTGCCCATGGGGAGAATCCACCTCATGATATTCTTGCCCTTCTTGGTCATCCACTTGGTGCGACCACCTCGGATCTTCTCGTAGTTAATTACGAATAGTGGCTCCACACCCATCTCCTTGAGCTCCCGCTCCCACGATGGTATGACTTGCTTCGGGCACAGGACAACAACAGGGTGTCCTAATGATTTTGCTAACGCAGCGGCGACGACAGTTTTACCAGTTCCAGCATCGCTGGTGTCTAGTGTATTGCGTCCCTCCCGCTGGGTAATAGTGAAAAATTTATGCGCGGCTTCTTGCTTTGGGAATAGTGATTTCATTTGCTGGCTTCATGGTTTGTCGATTTAATGTAATCAACAAATACCAGCCATTTCCAAACCCGTCAAATAAAATCTTAATTATTTTTCAACCCTCGAAGTGGATCTGGTATTCCCTTGCTGCCATAAGGTAAGCATCGACAATCCCGTCGTGTGGTTTCTTGGAACGTGGTGTCGCTAACCACTGCTCATCAGGGCGTAGCTCCTTAGCCTTAGCCAGCGCATACTTCTTAGATTGCCCACGTGGAAACTTACCCAGCATATCTTTCTGCCACTGCCTCACAGACAGACCCTCCCAAGGCCAAGCCATGCCTGTGCATAACCCAGTGATTTGACCATAGCACAATGCCATGGATCGCATGGACTGAGATGAAGGGGCGTGATGCAGAGGCTCCTCAATGATAATATTGACGGGTGGTAACTTAAATTCCAGAACCCAGTCACGTAAGCCGATCATGTCGAGCTCCGTCTTTTTACCTACCTTGTGGTTTGGTAACCTAGTGTATCCTAGGACAGCACCATCCCAGCTGCTGATTGCAACTGCTGCCCCAGAGCAAGAACCATTATCAATGCCTATGATCACGGACAGCTGGGAGGAAGTCTGCTTTGACTAGAACACCGTCGCCGTGCCATGGAGCAAATAAGTTATAGCCTTTCTCAAGGCTCTGTAGGAACGAGATCTCTTTCCATGTCGAGGGGATTACCCTGACAAAGTCTCCCGTGACCTGCTTAGCTGAGTAAAAGTAATCTAGGTTAGAGCGTACGCTCCCTTTGATTACGAAGGGGTTAGGCTCGTGCGTCCTTGATGCGAAGAATTTCATTGGTCTTTGTTGTCTTTTGGATTTGGGTCTACATCGACAACTTTAGTGGGCCTCTTCCTTGAGGCCGCAGCTGCGTCATTTAGAATGTTTATGTCTATGCTGAGGCTGGTTGCTCCCCCGCTTTGCTTTTCGTCTAGCCCGAAGTGACGCCTAGCTATCTTGTCTAGCACTTCCACTTCACGGACGTTAGTCGGTGGTCTCATCTGAGCCATGCCATCTCGCATCAGGCGGACCGCTTGGCTAGCCATGTAGCTTTGGTATTGCTCAGCTGGACTGGATTGCGCTGAGGCGATCTCATCGATCCTACCCTTCTCCTGTAGGTGGGCGTGTTCGGCAGCTTTGTCTACAGCGTGCTTAGTCTTATGCTCCTCTGTTCCGTCGAAGATAGACTCTGGCTTTGGTGCGTCCTTATCAATCCACGGAGTCGGGTTCTCTTCCCATTTACTCTTCTTGGGAGGTGCACCTGCATCCCTGAACCATCTACGCAAAGTCGATACGTGGACTCCGCACTCCTTGGCGATAGCAGCAAAAGTATACTGCTGCTCATAGAGCTCCATGGCTTTAGTGAACAGGCGGCGCTTCTTCCCATTCTGGCCGAACGGGTTACTGACTTTTTTATGGTGTAAAGGCAGTGGTTCGGGGCCTTTATTTTTATTGTCTTCAGGGTTGTCCTTCGCCATGGGTTGGAGTATAGTTGGTATTTACAATGTATTCAATCTTTAATGGACATTAAATTAGACAGCAAATACGAGCCCTACATTAAACCGTCCACCACTGATATGGATGTAGGTGGTATGATCATTCCACCAACCAGTTTACTCACCGCCCTGCTGTTTGGATTTGCCAACCATGACCTGATAAGGGCTAAGGAGTATTACTTCTGGCGTATATGTGACACCCTCTGGAACCGCCCCGACATTCCTGAACCCTTGATGCAGCAAAACCCATGGGCTAAGCTGATCATCCGCAGCTGCCTTGAGAATAAGTTCCTCGCTGTAGGTGGTGCTGCATCCTCATCCAAGTCTCACACCATGGCTGCCTTTGCCATCGTTAACTGCTTGTCCCAGCCAAAGGATACCTTAGTCCTGATTACTTCAACCACGTTGCGTGAAGCACGAAAAAGGATTTGGGGTTCAATCATCACGTTACTGGCAGTGATAGATGATATGCCTTTCAGGATTCGGGATTCAATTGGTAACGTCGCGTATGTCAATGAGCACGGCACCTTGCTGGAGAAGTCTGGTCTGTCGCTCATTGCAGCGGAGAAGAGCAGGACGCGTGAAGCTGTCGGTAAATTCATTGGTATTAAGAACAAGAGGGTCATCGTGATTGGGGACGAGCTATCGGAGATCTCTGAGGCTGTGGTCCACGCTGGTCTTACCAACCTGTCTGCTAACCCAGAGTTCAGGATGATTGGTATGTCCAACCCCAACTCTAAGTTCGATGCCTTTGGTGTGTGGTCTGAGCCAGAGGATGGCTGGGACTCCGTAGATACCAACGTCGATGATGGCTGGCGCACCAAGTGGGGCGGTAAGTATATCAGACTGGATGGTGAGCGCAGCCCCAATATCCTAGCTGGTGAGACAATCTACCCATACCTGCCACGTGCTGACCAGATAGCTGAGAAACGT